AATTTATACATTGAACGGTATTAGCACCAGTTGATTGAAAGGTTGCTACATCACCTGCTGCTGTTGTTATGTTTGCCTCTCCCGGCAAGTCTAAATTAGTAGCGTGATGTGTCATTGTTAATGCAGCATCAAACTGTAGAGTGAATTGTCTATCAGCAGCTACAGTCATTGCTGTAAAACTAACAGTACCCGTTACATCAAAGTAATCACCATCCGTATCAATGACTAATGGGTCGGCAGATGCTATATCTCCGCCTTTCTCTGTCTGTATATAGTTACCGTTTGCATCTAAGTAGCCACCTAGTTGCGGTGAGCTGTCCTCAGATAGTTCCGAGATACCACCAAAGGCATCATTAGTATCTAGCGCACCCAGAGTTACCCACGCATCATTTGCTGTATTACGCATTTTTAGCAGTGTGTTAGTGGTGTCCGCCCATAGCATACAGGCATATATTACTGTGGGTGCAGTACCCCCTTTATGAAGCGTTAGAATCGCATCAAGATTGTTGTCGTGGTCGGTTGCCGTTAAGGGAGCACCCTTAGTTGCTCTGGTTACAATAGTTGCCATAATCTACCCCTTATCCAAATGAAACAGTCCATGTTATTTTCAGTGCATCTGAGGCACTTTTTGTGATTGCGGAAAATGTTGCCCTATTTAACATCGTGCCTGCACTTGAGGCATTTAGAATCCCTGCCTCAACAATAGTTCCTGTGCCTGTACCAGCAGGAAAATCCCCAATGTAAGCTATATCATTGTCCGTCACCGCCTTTGATGTCAGCGTTACCCTTCCGGTTTCACCACCAAGTGTTGTGTTACCTGCTGCAACAGCAGTGCTTGAGGTTCCGATTGCCATGTGAGTGAACTCCGTTCCCGTTCCACTAACCAAAGTTGCAACCAGATTCTTGCCTGCGGTTACGATTGTGTTTGGTGTTGTAACTGTTTGCTTGATTGAACCATCGGGTGAGATAACCTCAATCTTCAGCTTTCCTTTTATATTTATGTTTTCAAACATTACCATTTACTCCTATAAGTTTCCAAAATTTCACCGATCTTTAATCGGTACTCCATATATTCAGCATTGTCTTTATCGGCAATACCTAAATTAATCAGCCGCAGTTCTTCATTAACTGGAAAAGCACTTGTAATCTGCATTTCTAATTGTTGTTTTGCTACTGACTTCTTTTCAGCTTTTTTTGCTCTGATTATCTTCATGGCTCTACACTCACAAATAACATCAAGACACCATCTATATAGGAGCCAAGATGGATGTATTCACCATCCCAACCGGTGAGATTAAACTCTGGCTGGGCAGAATCCCTTAGTGCTACTAGACCATCTGGTTCAGCATAGATGGAATCGCCATCTTGCAAAGTCACTTCATCTTGATAATAGTTTTCGCCTTTATAATTAAGATTAACAACCGCTTTTATTTTTGCTTTCTTGCCTTTCAATTCAGCTTGGCATTTCACTATCTTTCTTGATGGTTCAACTGGAAAATATATATGCTGAACACCTTTATCTAATAACTCGTATTGCATTATTCAAACACTCCGATATTGGTTAGGTCTGTATGCACAAACACATCACTTGAACCATAATCCCCAGTTTCATAAACTGAATCCCTTTCACTACCAGCTACGACCTCAGAATATGCCATTGTGTCGGTTATTTCCTCAAAGGGAAACAGTAAGCCAGTAAAGCGCGGATAGTCCTCTGTAATGGCATAGTTTTCGTAAAGGCTAAACTCTTTATCAAACGCTATTGTGGCTGATATTGCTAACGTATCAGTCAATACCGGCTGCAATGCTGATGAGATTGAATCGGCTAATGTTAGTGAATCTGACTCTGTATGAAATAGCGTATTAGCATCGTTCAATGTCAACGATATGGAATCGGTTATTGTCAGCGTATCGTTCATAATATTAAACTTAAATAATAGCCAGAGGTAGTGTGGTTTTCCCGTACCTCCAAATTAATCAGATCGGCTTGCTTGGTAATGGCCGAACCGAATTGAACCGCCTTAGTTGTAACCAAGCCCTTATCCATCACTGAATCCCGATGTATAGGAATTGGAACGGTTACGTTATCGCCAACCTCCAGTGCTAGATTATTAAGCGTAGTTGAAAATCCAGCATGGAATTTAGCATCAGAGTATTCATCATAAAAGCGCTTGGCCATCAACTCAGCGCCAACGTGTTCCCGAATCATTGGCAGATTAAAATGCTTATCTCTTATATAAGAGCCATATTTGCGCGTCGCATCTAATGGTGTTTCAGTTAAAACACCGTCATTCCAAGATTGTTTGACGTAGTGATAGTTGCGGTTATAGCCACCATATCCAGCATCGAAGTTCACACTAATATCGGTGGCCAATTCAGATATTGGAGTTCTCGCCAACGACATGGTTTTCATCGCAATGTCAGCAGTGGTCAAAGTGTCATCTGCGCTTGGGGAGTCACCTAGATATTTGAGATAAGCAATGCCGTTACGCCAGTTGAGAATCATATTGGATTGTAATAGCATCTCGCCAACAACCTCTCTTAGCTGGTTGCTATTGTTAAGCGAAAAATCAAGACAGTGAATTGATTTCTCGTTATAGAGAATTGGATCAACACCATTCGTAGTTTCAGTTGATGAAGATAGGATTGAATTACCTAGTTCAGCGTTGGGTGAGGGATTATAAGCGCCAGTATTAGTTACCAATTCTCGCATCGTAGGATATACGCCGCTGGCTGTTTCTGAATTATCAAGCGTATTCCAAACCTTGCTGAAAGCGGTGTCCATCTCTGACTCATTTACGAACTCGACAATATCCGCACTACCCTCTGAGCCGTTTATAGGATTGCGAGCGTATTTATTAATCAGCGCCTTGATCTGCTGGTGCGGCATCTTATAACCGGTAGAGCCATCAATTTGACCGATCACATCACAGGTAATTCTCAAATTGGAGCGTGCCTGCGCCACCGATATAGGAGTTGAGAAAAACAGATAGCCGGTGTCGGCATTATCACCACGCGATACCGCATCACCGGACTTGTTGACATCGGCAGGTGCAGTACCAACTACTGAGGCATCTGTTGGAGCTGGATATGATGCTGACAGGGTTATATTGTAACTACTCGCGCCGTTTGATTTATAATCATAAACCACATCGCCAGTGGCATTATCGGTACGCATAAAGGAACAGGTTGCATATTGCCAAGGAACGCCAGCCGAGCCAGTATTTACAAAATAAACTCTCACATCTGACGATGAAGAAGTGAAATTAACTGGGTTGCTAATTGGATTGTTATAACCGCCAACAACCTCGTTGAATGAACCAGATACAACCTTAACATCATAGTCAAAATTAGTTGCTATATGTGAACCTACTGCCCAATGAATATCTAGCTGGTGAAAGTATGTGGCCGAACCGCCAGAAGTGTGTGAGTGGCCATCATCAATTATGGTTATATCATCCTCAGTATAGCTATTGTCCAGTACCTTTTTATTGCTTTCGTCAATCTGCAATGCCTTAGATACAACATTGGTTATTTCTTCTGCTGGAATGGTTAGATATGCCCTTGCCTTGCCGTCTTTTGCATAGGCGGTGCTGCTCAATAGATAAGTCAATGAAGAACTTGTTTCGGTATTGTAAAACGGTATGCCGTTAATCTTGACGTTGCTGATCCGCTCAACTGGATGGTCAGCGATAACAAACACCTCATCAGCATCGTTTTCCAGTTTCACCACATCGCCAGCAATAAAGCTATGAAGAATTGGTGTGGTAAGCTGCAACTTCCATAGATTTAATGGGTAAGTAGCAACATCGTAAGATACTACCTGTTCAATTTCAGTCAGCCCATAATACCCCTCTAATGTTGCTACTGTGGTTTCACTTGTTAATGAGCCAGTTATGGTAATAACACTTTCAGAAACTAGCACAATCTCATAAATGCCATCATTAGATGAAGTGTTCGATACTACAACTTCCATGCCTGCTGAATAACCTTCCGTTTCAAAGTCATCGAAAGTTGCCGTTATGGTAGAACCAGAAAATGTTACTGGATATGCACTTTCTGCAACAGTAATAATATCCGCAGCAAAAGTAGCATTGGTTGTTATTACCTCACCAGTTATGTCGGTAATTTTGGCAAAGACCGATATATCGTCCAAAGTATTAACCCCGCCTTCATCAACAACTGATGCTGGTAAGTTATCAATATCAGCAACCCTGCTACTATAAATTGGCAAATAATCGCCAACCGAGAAGTTGTTGGCATAACCAGACCAGCCTTCAACGGTATTGCTGCCATGAATTAAATAGCCAGAACCGTCCTCAATCGTTTCTGTCGCTTTATAGCCTGTCGCTATATGCTCGACACTCTTAACATTGAAAGATGATTTAATTCTTGAACCTCTACTATAAGAGGCAAAGTAAATGTCATCATCATCAGTTACAGTATGTTCAATCACCAGTGCCAAATCAACCTCTGTGGCGTTGGTGGTTTGGTTTGTGGTGACGTTGCCACGATACCAGTGCGATATGTCATCTGCTACGTATATATAATCCTCCGCAGCATCTTGATCCCACTCAGTAACCCTGTACAGCTGAACCGTACCATCGAAGTCTGGCGAAACAATAATATCCAATGAATGAAGTGGAGTATCGTTGGTTTTTAATGTGAACGTGTGTAAATAATCTTCTTCCAGCGCGTAGCGAACCTTAGTGCCTTCAAAATCCGTATATCCAAAAGCATCGGTTGGATTATCGTGGTTTATAAAACTACCATCGACTTTAAAATAACCAGCTGTCCAATCAGAAATACCAACAATGATTTCTTGGTAATGTTCAGCTTTAAACGGTAAATCCCAAACCAGTGTGTTGGTTCTAAACACACGCTCAATCGCACTTCCTTTAACCGGTGTAACCACCAATCCAGTTGCAGCAGTTGAACAGGTGGCATTTAATCCTAATGTTGTGTCATAGTTATATGCGTACCAATAACCGCCAGCAGTTGAAGATAGCAGCTGATCTGTTGTTTGTTCAAAGTTACCCCTTGTATCGCTTTGAACCACGATGTAACTATATGAGTAAGTTGGTTCTATATCCTTTGCTAAAAAGGTGGCGCAGTGGCCAGTAACAGAGCGGCATACATGATCTTTTGTTCTGCCATTGATTATTGGCAAAGGCATACCATTATCCTCACGTCCAGACGCCGGATAGTTGGCATCTGTTATGGTGTTGGGAATCTGGCGGTCATAGCTGTAAGCGTAATCCTGTAGATTGAACGATACAGAATCTTCGGTATATTCAATCGCCCCCTCAATCGTGCCGATAAACATAATCTCAGCATCAGTCACAGTACCAGAACCGATTGAATCTTCAAAGCCCAGATAGACCGTACACTTCATTCCAGCTTGGATAATAGATACCAACTGGTCAATCTTGTTTGCCACCTGCAATGACATTTCACCGAACACTTGCCTAGAGCCATCGAGTGTTTGTTTGAGCGGCGTTGAGGCGATTAAAGTACCATCATAAGAGTTACCATCATAAGTAATCTCGCGCTCTGCCCAGCGATAAGTTGTGGTGACTGAAGTGCCGGTATTAGGCTCGCTTCCAGATATATACTCCTTGAGTTCATAAGTCACAAATACAACAGGATTGAATGTTGTTGCATTTAGCTTGGTTTGAAAATCAGTAGCGAATGTTCTCATCATGCGGTCTGTAATAAAGTGAAAGTTGCCCGATACATTCGGTCTTTGAATATCTCGCTTATACGCATATTCTCATCGAACCTAACGGTATAAACATCACTATAAGGATCGGTGTATTGAAAGGTTTTTTCAGCACCATTAACAGTTGAATCATAAAACGATTCCAACGCATCTCGCTCACTTTCACTGGTTAATATTACGCTTATGGAATAACGGTAATTAGTGACACTTCTTGAATAGACATATATAGAGCCATCTTCCATCTGAACTGAGGAATTATGTTTGATAACTTCACGCTCATAAGGCGTTTCTGGGTTGTTCGTAAATACCAGTGAAGTTGTGGCGCTGCCTACTGTTGGATAGTCAAACCTCATTGCAATACACCATTAATCCATACACGACCAACAAGATCACTCAGATTAAGGTTGCGACCAACTTGGAGCGACATATCGCCTCTGCTGTTAAGGGCGTTTTCAACTCCATGCTTTGAGTTTTGGGTGTAGATGTTGTTGGTTACTGATACTGAATTTCCAGCACTATTGCCACCGCTAGAGTTCTGCTCGTCTATATAATCTTGTTTAATTTTTTGTGAGCGTTGTTTGGCAGCATCAGAATGGTCGGCTAAAGAAACGCCAAGATTATAACCAAACTGGTTCAATTTTTGAAAGCCTGCAACGATTGTATTAATGACTTTAGCTATTGCGTTTATAACTATTAGAAATGACTGCGCCCCCTCTTTTGCTGACTCAAAGGCGGTTGATGCTCTTTCCTTAAAATTTTCCCAATCGGTTTTGCCATCTTCAACTTTAGTGAAAAAATCAATAAGTTTCTGAGTTAGATCAACAATATGCCAGCCAATTAAGTTGCCCCATTTTTTCCCTGCTTCTTCAGCAGTACCAAATTCAACACCAATATTTTCAAGGGTTTGTTCAAGCCAAACAAATAAGGGCTGGATCGTTTGCGAAAACACACCTATAAACCGCGTCCACCAATCTGAAAATTTCTCTAATGCCGGTGCAAGTGATGCGCTCAGTTTTGCGAATACACCGCCCATTGCAGATTTCATTCTAGTGAAAGCATCGTTGGCATCTTCAACGCCTTTGACGGTTTTTTCACCTATAACAAACCCCAGTAGATCGGCCTCTAACATATTGGCGTGCAGCGCCTCTGAGCCGTCTTTTAACATATTGACCATCTTCGCTCCGCGTGCGCCGAACAGCTTGTACATAAGGTTAGTTCGCTCAGTGGTATCGCCCAGCGTTTTGGTAATATCAGCAACGTCTGCTAGAACGTCCATCACATCTCTCATTGAGCCATCGGCGTTAACTGCGGCGATTCTAAATTCCTTGAACTCATCAAGCGCCTCACCTGTACCGCCAGCAACATCGGCGAGATTGATGGCTAGTTTTTGAATCGCCTTATCCAGCTGGGTGGATTGCATACCGCCGAGATTTGCCGCGTGTCTAAGGCGCTGCAAGTTTTCAACAGACACGCCAATAGCACGACTCATCTTGGCCATCTCATCGGTGGTGTTCATCGAGCGCTTTATCAGATAACCCATTCCGAGAACGCCAGCAGCACCAACTAAAGCTGTTCTAAAAGAGAACAATGATTTGCCAACTTTAGCAAAGGCATTTTTTATACTTCGCCCTACTTTTCTTGCGGTTGCTCCGAGTTTTTTTAGTTTGCGCCGAATACCAGTTATGACCTTGCCAGCTTTATCCTTTGCTGACAAAAGTATTTGCATTCTCTGACTGCGTGTGGCCATCTATACACTCCATTGTTAATACTAATCTACTTGGCTGTTCTGCCCATGTACCGCTATTTGGATATTGATTTTGCTGCCAGTATTTATAAATGTGGAAATAATCGCCTACTTCCGCTACATCTATCACTGGGCATCTTGTCGCATACCCCTTAACCCCATGAGCCATGACAATTGATGATGCGGTCAGACTGCACCCTCGCACCTCCTTATCATGGTCATTGCATTTGGCGCAGTCATAATTGACCGTTTGTTGAATGATTGCGCCTACTATTTTTTTTTATCATCATCACCAAAGCCGTTTATATTGAGCGCCATATTGCCGAGTTCTTCAACGATATTTAGCCGCGCCAATTTATCCATCGTTGTATCTGATACGCGATTGCGTTCAATCCTAATCTTAAAAGGTAAGTTGTCGGCCTTTTTAAGTGAGTAACGGAGCGCGTCAGCCGTTAACCCAAATAAATTAGTTTTAATCTCTTGGCCGTTACCGCCCAAATCAAAACTAATGTGGCGATCTTTGATTTCTGAAAATTTCATAAAAGAGATAGTGCCAATGTGAAACACACTTGGCTGTTCATCTTTTTTATAATTCAAATGCTTTATATCATGCGAATCCTTGTAAGCATCAAGATCAGAATTGTCCAGATCAATAGCAGGGTCATCAGCAGACACCACCTCAACAACCTCATTTCTATCAATCGCTTTGAACGCCATTAGCTGACAGCGCCTTTAGTTAAAGTGCCATCGCCATCGCCAGAAAAACTAAATGCAATTAGGCCATCGGCGCTGGCTTCGATAGACACCTCAGTCACCTTGATTGAGCCGCTAAATACATCATCGCCTTGCTCATCGCCTTCCGCCCTAACGATGATGCTGTAATCCGCATCGCCAGTTAGCACCTCAGTCACAATCGCCGTCTGATATGTGTCATCTGGGTCATAATTGCCACTACCCTCAACTGACCAATTTTTAGTGGTTGCTGCTGTGGATGTCCACGCATTGCCGAATGAATTAAACTGTTCTGAATTTTGGGTTATCGTCAAAGTGAAAGCTGTTAGTTCACCAATCTTGTTACCACTCGAATCACGAAGTGATCCGCTGTACCCTGTTACTGTTGCCATTTTTTACTCCTCAATTAGCTAATTAAAGTTGTTACATCCGTCACATCCACCCGATACAGCGCAGAGAAACGCATAGTCATCAAGCCACTGGGTTGCTCTTGCTCGCCCGATAGCTCAACTTCTAATCCTTTATATTCAAAATATTTGCACGTTCCGTCCAATGTGGTATCGCCTCCACTAAAAAGCGCTGTTTCAATTTCCGCGCTAATGGTGTCCAAAGTTGCATCCACGCTGGAGGTAGCTTTGGCGCGAGCCTCGATTGCAATGTTGAGCAACCGGTGCTGATTGGTAGAGGTGAAAGTAACATTGTCCAGATCATCGCTGGATTGTTCCTCAATCGTATAGATGGCCAGCGCTGGTAATGTCTTGTGGTCATACACCCTCGACGTATATACCGTTGATCCGGTGGTTGTTAAACCGGTCAGCAGGGTTTTTATTTTGTCGCGAATTGTTTGTCTTACGTGCGCCATAATCTATTGTTTTTCTAAAATCAAACTGGTTAATCCAGTACCATCCGGCTGGATTCCAATTACCTCGTATGAGGTCGATTTAACGGTGAGAGAGTCACCATGATCTATTGTGCTGACCTCAGATTCAGCACAAGTGAATACCGGTCGCACTCCCTCTATTCCGTTTACCTCTGCAAACTGATTGTCAAATATGCCAGCAACGGTGTCCGAACCAATGGTTGCGTTATCAGCCATCTCGCTGGCAATTAAAAACTCTGACAAATCCTCAGTGAACATTACTTCTTCTTTTTCGCCTTCGGCGCTTTAACCTCGACACCCTTGTTTGAAAGTATCAATGCCGCACCCATATCGTTATTAACTTCGACTATCGTGCCTTTGGCATGGGATTTGCCCTTGATGCCAACTGCTGTATTTAATTTTATTTTCATAAATCTCCTTAAATATGGCGCTAGGTAGGAGAACGAACCTAGCGCCAGATTAACGCTAATTAAGCAGTTGTCGCATCTTGCATTGCCGCGAAACTCTCAGCGTGTCGAACTGCAACGTCAACATCTTGTAATGCCACCACTCTGACTGTGCCAGACGCAGAGCCAGTTGAAGTGTCAATATTGATGTCAATGCCGCCCCAAGTGCCAATCAGCAAGTCATTCCAGTTACCAAAAATAATGGCTGAACAAACACTTGATGAACCTTTAGTAAGGGTGGATGGTACTTGGTTAGATACTTCAGCGTGATAGCCTCTGAGCGTATTGTTATCCGCCCATATAAACTGCCCTGTGCTTGATGCCTTTTCAGTTTGCAATAGCTTGCCTCTAACTTTGGCGTTAGTCAAATAACCTAGTGTGCCCATGTCAGCGTTATCAATTGCCACTGCACTCTCCAAATCGACTATATCAGCCCAATCTGGAGCTGCGCCATTTGTGCCGCCAGTGACCGAACCTATACCGCTCACATTCAATATGCCTGTGGGCTGATTGGATGAGCCAGAGCCATTGATCGCTGCGCGGTCAATCTCTAATGCTAGAGATGTTGCCAGATCGTTCCTTACAAAAGCCTCAACAGATAGTGATGACTGGAGTAATAGACGTCTTGATATATCACTAAATGCACCCACTGTTTCCGGTGATAGTGTTACTTGATCGAACGCCGCCGCACTCTCAGTAACAGCTCCGGACTCAGAAACCCAGTAGCTAGTGCTTCCCCCTGTTTGACGAGGTATCGAAATATTGCCAACCAGATCGTTCATCATAGTGGCGCCAAGATTAACCACGCTCATCTTATTGCGTAGCATATCAATGAAACTACCTGATAACAGGTCTGTGGCCACAGTATGCCCACCAGCCGTTGCTGTAGTGACATTTAAATCACGAGTTAAAACGTCTGTCGGGATATAAAAACCCTGTGCTCTCTTGTTGATTTTCTTACCCATTTCATCTGACATTTCACGCTCGAACCCAGCCTCTTTCCAATTGCCGGTCACTAGCGCGTTAATAGCTCTAACAACAGAGAAGTTTTGCACCTCTTTGTTGCTCATGCCAATCGAGGCGTCCTCGATAGCCGCTTTAGCTGGTTGTAGTTTTTGGATAGATTCAAGGGCAACTTGTCTAAACTCGTCCAATGGACGGTCGTTACCTTTGAACTGCTTACCGACTTCTTTCAATTCTGGGTGTTTAGCCACAATTGCATC